GTCTGAACTTGTACGATGCTAAAGGCCATTAGACGTTCCTAATCATGGTTGACGAACTAAGAAGATTGCCGGAGTAGGTATAGGTCCAAGTAACTTGTCCTAAGACGGTTGATCCATCTAGAGCGTACACCTTCCGAACCTCTGTACTTAGTTTAGCCCCTGAGTAAGTATAGGCAATGTCTTTGATCTTAGTGTTATCGTCGCGTTTCCAAGTCTCTACTGAAACCTTGCCACTAGAATAGGTGGGGGTATAGACACAATCGTTAGTCCCCGTCTCGGCTACCGGATCGTTATCTAGAAGAAAATCAACGTTTGAGACGAAAGAACCGGCTCCTCCGACCAGAGAGGAAAGGGTTTGCTCGGACCCGTTGTTCGGATCCTTAAATAACATGTCCCCCGCGCCGTTGCGGGTGATATAGCAAGCCTCATCTGTAGGCCCGCCTGGGGGCTGAATAAAAAGGCCCTGAGCCTCTACCGCATCTTCTGTGGCATCTATGGGCGCAAAGTAATCAACATCCTCGGCCGGGTCACCTCCCCCGACCGAGGACTCTCGTTTGATTACTTGGATTCTGTCAGCCGGAGCCGACACACAAACCTTACGCCTTCTTACCTAGGTCCATGATATCAACAAAAAGATCCGTAGCGTTCTTAGCGAACCCTAGACGAATCACGCGCTTACCCGAGGTAACCGCCGCAAACGTTCCGACCCCGCCCGTATCCTGGAGGTAGTACGGATCCCCTGCGGTAGCGCCCGAAAGAACACCAGCCGCAACACCCTCCGATACGATTGCGGCCGTATCATTGAGAGCCGTGGAGGCAGTCCGAGCGATACCAACGATGCGAGACTTGGCATCGGTATCCGCCCGACCCTTGGCTAGCTTGTCGTTAACACCCGCAGCCCAAGCAACCGGAGAGCCAACGGCGAAGGCTTCGTTAGCGATGTAGTTCTCTTCGGTCTTGGGAGAGCGAAGGTTCTTTAGACCCGTGGCCGAAGTGGTCTCGGTCGGGTTATTACCAGCTGTGTTGGCCGTTGGGTCTAGCTCGATGATGAGGCCATCGGCCCCACGATTGATGCCCCCCGTAGCTCCGACTCGAGCCCGAAGCTTACCCGCTGCGCCAGAAGCATCAAACTCTAGGCCCGAAGAACCGCCACCCGAACCAGCGGACTGAGCATCCGCAGCCGTATCAAGTTCCACGTTGATCGAGCCGGCTGACTCCGAGAGACCGGCATCGTAAGTATAGGCCGTGGTGCTCGAAAACTGAGTAAACTGAAGCCCCGTGGTCTCAAGAGTAATCGGATCGTTGGTAACCAGGACGAAGCCCTTATCTCCGTTAGCCGTACCCTCGGCTACGAACATGAACGCTCCGGCCGTTACTTCGGCATTCTGATCGAAGTCGGTAGCGCGGGTAAGCACTAGAGCTTGGCCGGCGCCATCTGCTAGCGTCGTAACAGTATAAATACCGTTATCGGCGTTGGGGGTTGAGATTGAACCGCCCTTGGTGGCGATTAGCAGGCGGTTACCTACCGCAAGGGCTACGCCATCCTGGGTATTGTGAGCCGTGCTATCGTCTGGAGAGGTGAGGGTAGCGCCCACGCCAGAACCCGCAGCCGTATAGGTCGCAAAGCTAGCCGTGGGAGAAACACGGACGGACTGCTTTACATCAAGCCCGGTCGCAACAGCGTCAACATAATCCTTATTGACGGCATCCGAACCAGCCGTAGGAGTAGCAACCGCCGTGATTCGCTGGGAGCCAGCATCAATAGCAACACCGCTAATGCCAGAGAGCGAAAGCTTACCGAAGCTTAGCTCATCCGCTGCGGCCTGTTCTTCAAAAAAGCCCTCGGTTTGATTCTGGAATAGAAACTTTCGTAGCGCCATTTACTTTCCCCTTTTCTTCGCGTTTTTAGGGGATTTAGGCCCCCCGTTCCCTGTAACTGGTGTCTTAGTGCCATCTGGTGCCAAGTTATAAACTCGGCGTGTCCTATCATCAATCGCGCAATCTTTAAGCTGGATATTGTGCGCGGCCTCAATCTCTTTTTGGATCGTAAGAAGCTCTGACTTGGCTGTAGCCATCTCTCCAATCAGAGAAGTTCTTTGCTCCATTAATGATCGTATATCAGGAGCCAACGATAGAGCTAACTCTAGATCCTTGGTTTTGGCTTGGAGCGTCAATACCAGACGCTCATGATCCGAGGATAGTGCTCGCCACCTCCAGAATAGATCATCCGAAAGCACTAGCCCATCGTCGTCTGATTGTTTAACCTTGGCCATAATTAGCCCCTTAACTTAACAACATGAGCAGAGAGTGTCAAAATTAGCTCAGTATCACTAAGAGATTGCCCGGCTACCTGAGCTATCAGCGAATCCCCAGGATTGGGTATAGGCATCATGGAGGTTAGTTGAGAGCTTGTGCTAATCCAATAACGCAACCCGGCAATCAGCCCAGTAGTAATGTATAACCCTTGGGTCTGAACAAAACACCGAGTGAGAGAAGACTTCTCCGCGATGATTCCAACGGCCGGCATATGCGAGGGGGTGGCAATAGTCGTTTTGGAAACTTGGTAGTAACCGGAGACCTTGTTTCCAGTAATGCGGACAAAATCTCCCACCGAATCGGAAGCAAGGCAATCCGCTTCAAAATATCGGCCTTGGAGATAGAGTTCTTCGGACTTCTGGACCCCTGGGTTTTGGGGACTCGAGATCCGTAAGTCTTCTCCTCGTATGAGTGTCCGGGGCGGGGCCACACTATCTCTTCCTCAACGCTTCCTTGATATCTCGGAACCCCTCGGTAACTTTTTCGTCCACCCCGGAGACTTTAGTTTGAACCGCGCTTAGTTGAGTCTTGATATCAACTACTTGATCGTTTAGCTTCTCGATCTTGGGATTGATCTCTTCTTTGGTAGGACGATCGTAAAGCGCTACTTGAACACTAAAATAGGCCGCTAGCACACAAGAGAGCAGGGCAAGCATGAACTTAGAGATATCTAGCCAGTTGGGCCGCTTGGGGGAAGCGGCTGGGGGTGAAGCGGATACGGGAGGATTCGCGGCCCTAAGCTCGTCACGAATGACGGCAACGAGAGTCTGTAGATCGAGTTCTACAGCTTCGAGCCTTCCTAGACCGTTCGGAGGGGATAGCATTACGGGATGCTCCTAATGTCATATAATATGCGAACACCAGCGCCCTTCTTTAGCCTGATCGCTTCGATCATGCCGGCCGCTTGGGCAGTTGTGGTGGGATAAGGGAAGATAAGCAAAAGAGTAGGGATATCGCTACCCATTCGATATCCTCTTGAAAGATACGATTTGCTAAACTGATCGATCACGATAGTAGTGAATACCGGATCTCTCTTACTCAAGATCCAGGCCACGCCACCATCTACCAACGCTACACCCGTAGCGTTGGTAAACTTGACGGCATTTCCGTTGAGCCCTGTGATCAGTCTGGTGCCGTTGTTAACGGCGTTCGCAGCCCCCGAGAATACTATCTCATAGGGATTAATAGGCTGCGATGCATCGTAGGGAGCCCCTGAGTAGACTACGTTAGGGGTGAATTGCTGGACGTTAGCTACCGGGGCCGTAAAGGTTCCGCCTGTCCCAGTCTGACGAGTATAAGACCCGAAGAAAGCCCTATCTCTACTCAATTCCAGAACCCCCACCGTTCCTACGATGCTATTAGCTGTCATTAGCCCCGCTAGGGTGTCTCGGATAAGCTCGGGGGTGATTGCGTCGGAGAAGTTACGGAGCCGTTCCCGAAGCGCTGCGTTTGATTCTCCTAGCTGGCGATAGGTGCCACGATCTTTAGCATGCTGATTTAACCAGTCGGGAGGCCCGGCATCGGCATTATTGATGTAGGACAGATCGACCCAATAAACGGCCTGATCATCAACTCTTTGGAAAATTTCCGCAAACGCTTCCATCTCCTCAAACGGACGATCGCCTTTAGCCAACCACTGGGGCAGGGCCGCTAGCGCGTGGGCTTTGTAATCGGAGGTACTCATTTAAGTACGGGTAATGGTTCCGACTTGGAGAAGCTGGTTACCAGCCACGGTTGGAGCGGCCGAGGGTGTATTGATTACCACGTTCGTAATGTTATCTACATCTACGGCGATGATTGCCGAGATCAGGCGAGCGGGATAGATAGTCTCCCCTAGCGTGAGCTTCTCAAAGAGGGACTCAATTGCATCCTCAATAAGAGGCTCTAGAATCTCAGGATCAACCCCGGTCTTGGTGGTAATCGTATAATCAATATTTTGAACCAGCGGGGTTCCGCCGTACACAAAGACCGGAATCCCGTAACAACGCCAATTCTCTAGCTCGGTGTCCACGTCTGAGATTAGCTGAGCGTTTGAGTTGCCCGAAGAGTCTGAGATGTAAACATTAACGTAGCCGGTTTGCTCGGAAGCATAGGCCACCGTTACACCGGGGACTTGCTTGGCCCCAAACTCCAAGGCTTCTTTAGTCCCTCGGCGAAGGGTCGCAAAGAAGCTCCTTACTCGCTGGCGTAGAGATTCGTCCGATTCCTCTTCCGTACCGCCAGCCATCGAAGCGGGGTTAGTAACAACGATCGTGGTATCAAAGATGCTATCAATGATGCGAGTAACTTCTCCGGCCGAAGCATTGCTAGCCCTGCCTCCGACCGAAGCGGTTACGTTTACGGTCTTGGGGCCCAGCTCGGCTCCACCAAAGCTAACGGCCGCATCAGTCGTAAAGCGATACTCGTTACCGTCCGCATCGATAACCGTTGCGATAGTTGTGCCGGCTGTAATCGTTCCAGCTCCGGCCGTAGCCGTGGGCCGGCTGAAAGATACGGAACCAATAGCCTCTACCGAATCAAAACGAGCGATACCATAGTGATCACTAGCTAGGAGGGTTAGATCAGCCCCCTCGGCACCGTCTAGATAAGTAGCCTTGAAAGACTGAGCGGCAAAATCAATACATTTGTCGGCCATGGCAGCGGCAGACTTCATGAGCATTTCGCTTACATCACCTTCATTAAACTGAAGGTCCGGGCGATGGACTACGGCCTCGGCCTGTCCAATTTGCTCTAGTTCGTCAAAGGATGGGGCTACTGGCACAGGCTAGGCTCCGGTTGAAAACTCAAAGGGGGTAAATCTAAGGGCCCGGCCAGAAGCGCGAATCTTTAGGCCGATTTTGGTAGTATACTCGTCTGATTCTACCGCGATATCTTCAATAGCTTCAACCCGTTGATCTCTTAGGAGTTGGGTTTTGATAGCGGTCTTGAGCCGTTCTATGTTGTCTCGAGTAGCTCGGCCTTTGAGATAGGACTGAACCCCCACCCCGTAATCAGGGACATGCTTATATTCCCCAGGCCGAGTGATTAGCCGTCGGTAGATGGCTTGCCTTAGTGCTTCGATACCTACATCTAGCATATAGTCTCCGGTACGATCTAAGAAGTAATCGTTGCGGAAGCGGATATCGGTACCAAAGAATTGCTGTTGCGCCCGATCAATCTCAGAGATTTCGGGAGCTTGGTTAGGGCTAGTAGGTACTGTCCAAAAGTAAGTGCTCACAGGTCAACCCCTTCCTTCTTACCGAACAGATCGTAACCGTTAACCTTGAGAGCAATCGGAGCACGGAGCCATCCGCCAGCCGGGAGGATGGTAAAAGCCTTATTAACCGTGTTGCCCATTGAAAGCGTATCAATAACAGATGAGCTATAGACCCATCGGCCATTAAAGCCATTGGAATCATAGACTAGGGTGGCGTCGGTATCGCCTTCGAATAGGCACGTAATGATGGTGTCTTTGATACCGTTTACGTCATACAGATTGAATGTAACCGCTTGCCGCCTAGTTAGCTCGCTTCCATTCGCGGGGGTGAGGCTGGTGATAACCGGACCTACCCCATCGCCTGAAGGGGGGTATACATAGTTGGTAGTGTAGGCCCCGGTAGCGAAGGCTTCCCGTTCGCCAGCATCAATAGCTCGGACCTTTAGAGTAAAGCCGGTAACGTCCCAACCCCCGGATTTAGCGATAATCAGGCGCCGGCCATTCGTGATAGCCGTATTCGTAGAGAGCCCGCTATATGCAGCCGTGTAGCCAGAAGTTAAACCATCGAAGATTAAATCATCGGAGCCATCATTCTTAGTGGCATAAACGAGAATCCGGGCTAGATCCACGTCAACATCAGTGATATCTACCTGAATAGACTGCGTGGTAGTGATTGCGGAAGGAGCGGGAGTAAATGAGGAAATTACCGGATTGTTAGTGGCTGGTAAATAGTCGGTAGTATAAGCAAAAGACTGAGTAGCCGTGTTGCCATGAATATCGGTGGCGGTAACGTGTAGCGTTACACTAGCGGATGGCCAGTTGCCATCCCGGATAACCGTAAAGCTAACACCGTTGGTAATCGTGGTCTTAGTAGAACCCCCTCCATCGAAACCGCCTTTGAAGGTGTTATTTTCAAAGATGGTTTCGGATAGAATTCCCCCAAACGAATCGGAACCGTAATCGGCCCTAACGATAATTGTGGGGAAGGTTCCTGGCGTTGTGTAGTCAAGCCCCCCGTCGGCATCGGTAACCGTAAAGGTAACCGCCTGGGTTTTAGAAATAGCCCCAGGAGCCGGAGTAGCCGAGCTAACTACCGGAACGATTAGCCCAGCCCCCCGCTGATAGCTCTCTAGAATCTCGGCATCGGTGCGGGGCACTTTCGAAATTCGAACATCATCAACGCATCCGTAGAAAGCGATTTCGTTAGACCCATTACAGAGTCTAACGGTCTGAGACGTACCCCCAGTATACGGCTCAATGTTGGTTAGCGTCTCAACCAAAACACCATTGACAAACACATCCACCGAGTGCTTAGCTGAGATAGTGATATTGCGGCGTATGCCGATATGGTATCGAGCATTACGATTAGGAAGAACATAAGTAGTAGTAGCGACGGAATCTAGATCGGTACCGTACTCTGACCAATACTCAATTTGCCCAGTGGCTGTAATGCTAATTGCTAAGAAGTTACCGACTGAAGTAGTTAAACCCGGGTCACCAAAGCAGAAAAGCCCTCTATGACTGTTCTGTACCCCGGCCTCGGCAATCTTGAACCAGCATTCAAACGTAAACCCAGCGGTAGCTTGGAGCGCTACTCTAAGCGCCTCCACGGCTGCGGGATCGCTTCCGGTAGGTGAGTTAGCGGCAAATCCGTATAGGTAAGTAGAGTTAAAGAAAATCGAAGCGGCATCGTCTTGAATAAGAGGAGCGGCTCTCGGATGCATGTTCAAAGATACAAAAGGCCAAAGGCTGATGTTTTTACTGGCTCCGGTAACCGCATCCACAACCGTATCTGCTAAGTCCGTCATTTTCCAATGGACTAGCGCCGAGCCTGTTGATAGGGCGAATGACGTAGTAAATTCGGTATAAGCATCAGAAATCTCGGTCCCCGTCTTAGTTCCGCTCGTAAGCTTGACGTGAGCCAGATAACCAGTGAGGGGGTTGGTAGCGGCTTCGTTGGTTCCGATTTGCCAAGAGCTGGTAGTTCCGCCCGTTGGGGTAGTTCCTTTTGCCACTGACTGAACCAAGGAACCATTTACATAGAAGTTAAAGTTAGTGGCGTCTCGAGTAACTGCGATGTAATACCAAGTATTAATAGCAAGGGCCGTGCCTGTCGTTTGGGTAACTGTATTGTTTACACCGGCCCCACTCTCATTAAAGATTCCTTGACGGCCAGAGGTGTTTACAAACCACTGGACTAGGTAGTTAGTGGCTAAGGTTTCTCCAGTTGCGGAGTAGGATAGGATATTGTTCTGAGCGGCTAGGCTCGTAATATAGATGAAACATTCTAGCGTGTGGTTTCCTGTCAGGGCCGTTACTACTGACGTATTAGCCGGAGCCGTTACCGTGACGGCTGAGCTAAAGTTGCGGATAGGCTCCCGATTCGGTCCGAGCGGCCTAACCGCAGCCGCATCGGCCTCCGTAGCCGCAGCCGTGTTCTGAGCGGACCCTAAGCTACCGCTGTTCTTAATGACTTGCTTAGTATCTTCGCGGTTAGCCTGATCGAAACGCCAAAGCGCTTGGGTATTCGAATCAAGGATATGTCCGAGTGTAGGACCCATATTAGGTAATAGGTGTTACGGTTGGGCCTGGAGTGGTCACCGTACCCCCTCCCTTTTTTGCGTGGATAGCCGAAGCAAGAGCCGATGTAGCCGCAACCAAAGAAGCCGAGCCGGATGTATTGGAGTCAAACACGGGTTGCAGGTCCCCAGACACTAGGGATCCGAACGCGGGTGTAATTGCGGTAGCTCCGGCGAACGATGCTGATAGCCCCCCGGCTACGGCAGACCAGAAAGCGTGGATAGCCGCTACGATCTTAGCTGCTCCGGCCCCGCTGGTGCTTAGCCCCGATGCCGTGCTGATGAAAGCGGCCTTACCGAGCGCAATCCCCCCGGCTAAGATAGGCGTAGCGGCCTGAGCCCCTACGCAATAATCCGCGAAGGCATCCGCTAGATTCTGGATAGCATCGGCCTCGAGAGTCTCGGGGACCACGGCTAGCAGTTCCGATGCCAAGGTAGCGCTAGAGAGGCTCACTTAGCCTCCAAGACAGACGTGTAGGAGCTAGCGGACAAGGCGTTATCGGGGTCACCGCTGGGGCCCGTGCCCGTAGGGTGCTTATGAACCTCGTAGGCGGATTTCTTTACTAGCTCGTCCGTGCCCCCGGCCCCGTCATGGATGAGCACCTTGCCCCCAGGGGGGCACGCTACCACTATGGTATTGATAGCTAGGCCGCTAGGAACATCGCCGGAGGAATAGAGCCCAACGATGATTGGGGCAAAGGCCATATCCCCCTCAGGCATGACTACTAGAACTTCGGCCCCGATGGGAGGAATGCACCACACCCCGGCTCCGAAAGAGCCCCCCACCGTACCGAGCCTAGCCGTGATCTGAGTGCCTTGAGGTTGTAATTCTACATCTACTAGAACATCATCCCCCGTAAGCTCGTAATAGTCTCCGTTATCGTCGGACTTTACGATCCCAAGGCAAGCCCAACACCTAGTATCCCTAAGCGCCTCTTTCATGGCGCTAAGGTCTAGACGTTTTACGGCCTTGCCTTTCTTCTTACCCTGCATTTTCCGCTACCTTAATCTCTCCCTTGGGGCGTAGGGATTCGGGTACTACGATATTCATCATGTCTAGGGTAAGGCTAAACCCGTCGGTATGTGACCACTCGATCGAAGCTTCGCGCACGTAGAAAGGGGTTTGGAAGGTGTCGGAGATCCTAGCCGATCGAGCCATCTCCTGAGCCTTTGAAGCCGGGATGGGATTTACCTTATCTTGCTGTAGGTACGAAGAGTAAGCCGCTTCAAATACTCCTCTAAACTCTTCATTGTTATAGGTATTGAAAACTAGCTTTACCGAATCTCCAGCCTTAGCGAAAACTAGATCGGCGTCTTTTTCGTCTAGTAACTCTTTAGTAGAGATCGAAACTTGCTGCTCTGTCTTACTGAGAAGACTAAAGACCGTATCCGCATAGCGTTGGAGAGCAACTCTGTCGGTAATCCCGCTTACGGTAATGATTTTTACTTCATTGCTTTCTGTACCCGTAGAAGAGGCTTTCTTCATCTTCTCGGTAGGGGAGTCTGCTGTAACGGTCTTGCGGATCTTGTCGTCGTAACAAGCCACGCGGATATTGGGGACGGCCTCTTTACCCATGTGGCGTTTCATGGATAGTTCAGTAATATTGCGTCCCCAAGTAAGCTGGAATTGCCTAGATGGAGTAACGTCGGTCTTGTCAAAAATATCGTTAGGGAGCGCTAGAACGATCTCAAGATCACGAACGAAGAGGATAAAGCCGTGGTCTAGGGCCAATTGATACATGTAGTCCCAATAAGGAGTCCCCTTCTCTACGGGCTTACCTTTCTTATTGGTCTTAGAGACTGAGGCTCCCACCTTTGGCAGAGCCTTATCCAGCTTTCTTTCGAGAGTCCAGGTAGATGGATATTGACTAAGATCAATCTCTACCGTCAAACTCATCTGATTAGTGATATCCACTTCTCGGATAAGCTTAAGTAGGGCATTATCTAGCCTTAATCCTGTGAGATTCTTTCGTTCCTTTAGCTGATGCTCCGTAAAAAGGGTTGTGTAGTCTTGCCCGTCAATACGAAGGGTTCGGCCGTCCTGCCCAAAGGAAACCTCTACATCATCTACGATGCCTACAACGGCCGGTCTAAGCGTGAGCTTTTCGACCTGTAGGCTAGAATCTCCCTTGGCTCCGGCCGCAATGGTAGCCTTTTGCTCCAGAGAGGCTTTATTATAAAGATAAACCTCGATGCCCATTGCCCTGATCATGGCGGGGGCAATGGGTAAATCCTTGGCATCAAGCTCAATAGAGAACGAGTCCGCTTGCTTGTATGAATTCCGTTGAATAGAAACGGATAAAGGCTTAGCGTTAAAAACGATCGGGCGCTTAGTCTCCCCGAAGTTCTCAAAGATAGCCTTAAGAACCACCTGACACTCCGGGTAGTAAACGCGACTAATCCCACCATGTAAGATATGGCTCACGCGGTAGCCTCTGGGATTACTAGGAGTTCCTGCCCCGTTAGATTAGAGGAGGTGAGCTTGTTACGTTCCTTAATCAAACGCCAGTTGTAGGGGGTGCCGTAGAATTTTTGTGAGATTGAATACAAAGACTCGTTTTTAAACGGACGATATAGCGCGATGGCGTTGGGGTCCGTTTGCTTAGTAAAAGATTCCCTGGTTTCGTGGGTGTTAAAGATTGTGACGCGAGCTTGAGCGCTCAGCCCTCGCGTCCAAGTCTCGAAACGCAACACCGCGATTGCGTCCTGAAAGGCTACCGCCGTGTCTGATTTGAGAGCCGCAAGCCCTGTAATAATGTCGCTACAGGTTCCGATGATGGCTGACGAAACCGCGATAGCCTTGCGCAAAGCCAGTGCAGGGCTAATAGAATCCTCACCGATTGATCTTTGATTAATTAGATCGCTCATCTCCTGAGCCCCGTCCGTTAACTCTTGGAGAAGGGTTTTACTTTCTTCGAAGGTCTGACCCTTTAAGATTCGCTGAGCATCTGTAACGTCTTGCATATCTTGCATGGCGTCAACAGAGTTTTGAATGTCTTTAGCGCTAGTGAAGGGGTCCTTTACGACTTGGCGAAGCGGCCGATTGGTAATCTGGTCCCCGCCTGGGCGCTGATGAGGGGAGACGGTAAAGGAGTAACCAATCTTACCTTCGTGCTCGTAACTAAATTCCCAATTAGTAATCAACCCTTCAATCTTGATATCCTGAAAGGAGAGTCTAATTAGATTGCCTCTCCTACACATAGCTTCAAAAGCTTGCATAGTCTCTTTGGCATAGCCGACTACTGAGGAAGCATTAGTGAGGACTTGATCTCCCCGGCTGTTCTTTTTAGCCAGTAGAGTTTCCAAGGGATTAAACTTGTCAACCCATACCCCGTTTAGGGTGAAGGGGGTATAGTTCGGCCCTAAGACTTGCTCGGTGGGGCTGTCCCCCCCGGGGTAATCTACCCTCACGGTACGCTGCTGACCTCCGAAGCTCCAAGGCTTGAAGGGCATACTGTGTTTAGCAGCCGACCATGAGAACTTAGCCCCGGCCCCATTATCAGCCTTGAGGGCAGCTCCTTCCGCAATCTCTTCAATGAGAAATTCGCTTTTGTCTGCCATTAGCTTTCCCTCCGGGCGCTAGCGGCCTGGGAAGGGTTCTTAACCGCGTCAAGGAAGATGCCTTCTAGACCCATTGCAAAGCGATCGGGATCATCCGAGGCCACCTTGATTTCAACCCGCGCAACGTTAATCTTGGCTCCTGATCCAGCAAAATCGGTTGCGATTGATCCCTTAGTAGGCTTTCCGGTCACAATAGCGGCAGCCTTAGCCAGATTATCTAGAAAGGTGTTTCCCCCGATAAGATTTTGAGAAATGGCCTCGCTTAGACCATTCAAGGTATTTAGCGCTGCATCTAGCCTATCGGCCGTATCAGAGTCATAGGCTCGGGTACCTACGCTCCTAGCCCGCAAGTTTTGGATAGCCTCACCCAGCCCGACCTTTTTGCGAGCGTCCCCTCCGATATCGAACATTTGAGCGATTTGAGACATGTCTACCGTGCCTCGTTTGGGATTATACAGCCCGCTTCTAACAGCCCCTCGCAATCCCCACTCCGACAAAACACTCTCTCGGGTGGCCCCCATTCCCATTTTGTGTTGGCGTTTTACCTCATCTGCGGCCGATGCCTCAATACCGCTCTTAGAGATTTGGATGGCTAATCCTCGACCTTCAAGGTAGGTTTTGGTCTGATTTCCCAAAACAGCCAAGATATCTCTCGTTTGAGTATTTCCGGTCAGTGTTTGAGCCGCGCGCTTTTGCTGATCGTTTAGAATGCTGTTGGCAATCGCGTTTGCCCCTAGCGCAAGGAGTCCGAGCCCGGCTATAGCTAGATTGAGTTGGCCAGCAAATGATCCTAGCCCTTCACTAACCCCAGATAGCGCCTTGCCTAGCCCCCCCGCAGCCTGTATTGAGGATGCAAGGCTTGCGGCCTTGAAGCCAGCAAATATCGCAATGAGAATCTTGGCGTTCTCTTTAACGAACCTAAGAGCAGACATTACAACCTTGAAGCCACGAACCAAAGACTCTCCTAGGTCTTTAGCCCAGCGAGCGGTAGTCTTGCCGTTGTTTTTCATCCATTCGGCTAGTTGCTTGAGCCCCTTGCTTAGTTCGGTAAACAGCGGCTTTCCGGCATCCTCTAGGAACTCAAACCAAGTATGCTTAATCTTATCTACGGTGCCATCAAAACTGTTTTCGAAGTCTTTGAAACCCTCTTTAACAGCCCCCCCGCCTAGCGCCTTTTTAACCTGAGCCATGCGCTTTTCTGGACTCATCTTATTAAGAACATCAGGATCCATGCCAAACATCAATCGGCCCATCTTATCGCGGGATGAGAGATTTCCCCGCAATGCCTTGCTGACCGTCTCGGCCGACTCCTCTTCACTGATGCCGAATGCTTTAGCTGCCATGAAAGTTTCATGAGCTAGTTTGTTTACGTCCTTAAGCTTGCCTCCCGCATCTGCGATAGGATCAATCAGGAGACCGGCTAGATTGACTTCCTCATCCCTAAGCCCCTTCATGATCTGGGAGGTCCACTGTTTAGCCGTGGACCTTCCGACCCCTTGAGACATTTGAATATTAGTAGTTAGCTGCCTCTGTAGTCTTTGAGCATCAATGTTCTCAAAGATGGCCGATCCTACCGTCTTCTGGGCTATCTTGAATAGCCCCAGAGCCAGAACAGCCCTTTTTAAACTGTTGGCTAGACCGTCAACCCGGGTTTGAGTATCTTTGGATTGCTTGGCGATCTTGGCTAGAGAATCGGAGACCTTCTTAGCCTGCTCGGATGCCTGATCCTTAGCTACCAGCTTGATTAGTACATCGTAGGTGGTAGTATTTGAGGCCATCTTAGAGCCCTGCTTTCTTCTTAGTCCTGGGGGAAGCCCCAGAATATGCCTCTAGTAACTCGTCTAGCAAACCGTGGAGGATCGTTCGTTCCGCAAAAGACCGCTTTTTGTAGTCTCCAAAAGACTCTGTTAAGAACCAAGCAACCCTAGCCCATTGTGCTAAAAGCCTCTCTTGTATTTCTCTATAGACTCGGATACCGGCTTTTTTCGATACGTCTCGCTTAGGGGCCGCGTTGCCTACGCCTGAGTTGCGGCCCCTAGGAAGTTTTTTACTTCAGCATCCTCTACGCCATTAAGCTGTACCCAAGCCTCCATAAGAAAGCGACGGGTCTTAACCGGCCACTTATCCATATCCATATAAGGCTGTTCTACTGGCTGACCGTTTACCGCATCGATAGCAATACGAATATTCTCAAGCAACACGACCTGAGAAGCTAGCTCCGTAGCATTACCGCGAGCGGCTAGAAACCGCCCTACTTCTAGCTCGTCTTCTCCGTCGATCTCCCGCATGGTAAAAGATTCAATACAATGCCCCTTTGGGAGCGCGTACTGCTTTCTGACTAGATGTGGCTTTCGCATACAGATTCCTTCCTTTGGGTTTAGCCGGGAGAGACCCTCATCCCTCCCTTAGCGGCTTACGGCTGAGCTTCGAGACGCTTCTTACACTTGCCTTCGAATGCAACCACTACGCCGTCCTTACGAGCACCAAATGAAGTGCTAGTAGGACGAAGAACGGCATCATAATACATCTCGGTGGTAGAGGACCCATCCTTGAAAGCGTAGATAACCGTCATAGTTACCTTAGGGTGGGTTAGATGGAGCTGGTCACGCTCCACGATCTTGTTAAGGAAAGCGATGGTCTTGCGATCCTGCATATCCACACTGAAACCGAAATCATAGCCGTGATGCTGGAAATCTAGATCCGTCTCGGTTTCGCCGAGATAATCTAGTTCCATGATTTCGCTTCGGTTAGTTACGGTGAAATCCTTAGCCTTGAACCAAGAGCCATCCTGTAGCTCTCCGTCCACTAGGACCCGCATAGTTACCTCAGAACCTCTAATACGTAGTGACATGGGTTTCTCCTATAACCTTACGCGGTTTCGCGGAAAGAGACGGTCTCACCGATCTCGGTTTCAAAGACCAGATAGAGCATGTGGCCAATGAGCTTGACGCGGGCTAGCACCTTCTCAATGCCCTGGGCCCTAGAAGCCTCGGTGTTAACCGACTTCTGATCAACCGCAAACTCTTCTACTACCCGACCCTCATCCTTAAGGGACTGAAGGAAGGCGGTAACCTCGGCCCCAACCTGAGCCCGATTGAGAACCGTGTTCTTCTTCTTAACGAAGAACTTGAGTCGGCTAGCGGCGCTAAGCTGGATAAAGTCAGCCGAGCGGCGCCGAGTGATCTGGGTCTTGCCGGGGGTCAGATCGTTAACGACGGCTGAGACCACAAGGAATCCGCCATCCGTATCCTTCTCCCAAGCCGCGATACCGGCTTCCTTGAGGCTGATGTATTCCTCCCGGGTAAGTCCTTCGTTCTGTAGGCCCGTGATTGCGGCCGTATATTCCTTGGTGGACTCTTCGCCGATGTTAACATCAACATCAACTTGAGAAAGAATCGCAGCATCCCAAGCATGGGGAGCCGTAGTGATTTCCTGAGCCACCTCAAAATCAAAGGTCTTAACTGAGTTGTAGCCGTAAAGGATTCGATCATTACGGTAAAGAGCCGCGTCCGTAATAGCAGCTGAAGCCGAGGTAGTATGCGAACCACTCCAGATCAGGAAGAGACGATCGCTAGACGCTGCGGCCTTAGTCTTCATAGCAGCCTTAGTTGCGGCCGTAGAGTATTCCGCAATAGCAGCAACCGCTACGCCCTTATAACTGGCGAGCTTATCAATGGGCCCAGCCGCTACGGTATAGTCCGAATCGGCAATGGTGCCATCCGCGCCAGCAACCGAGACATAGCCAGCCGCAACCGCACCAAGCGGAACGTAACCATCCGAGTCGGCGCCATCAATAGAAGCCGTGTGGTTGACCGGACGGCCAGCCGCGAGCTTGGTGAGAACTACGAGATTGGCGTAATCTGTACCGAGCGTAGAAGCAAGGTTATCAGAGGTACCGTCCGTAGTGAGATTCTTATAAGAAACGACCCCGCCACGGTAGCGGATATCTAGGTCAAAGTAAGTACCTAGTCCGTTCGTTGCGGCCTTGACCTTAAAAGCAACATCCCCGCCCCAAGCCCCCGCGCTTGAAGCATCAACGCGCATAATCTGGGTACCGCCACCCCCCGCAGCGCTCTCGGCCGTAAAGCTCGCAACGGCCGCAGCGGCAGCCGCAACGCGGATAACGACAACCTTACCAAACGGCTTATTGAGCATGAAGCGCCGGACTTCATTAATCTCGGTGCTCTGACCGTTGTAACTGCGATGGCCGAACACCTCAACGAAGCGAGCTTCGCTTGAGATTTCAACAGGAGTGTTAATCGGACCCTTCTCAGTCCGACCAGCGACTCCTACGGTGCCGAGAAACACGCCCTGGATAAAGCCCGGGGGGTTCTTCTCAAAGATATAGAGCCCTTCGAGTCTAGTAAACTCTCCGGGGTTAGACGTGAAAAAGGGCTGCGACATTGCTCATTCTCCTAGGTAATATTGCCGTCTTCATCGATTGTGCGAGTCTCGGTATCAGACGGCAACGCCGTCGGGGAAACGATCACGGTATCTAAATCTTCCGTGAGTGCTAGTTGTAGACTATCAATAGTGTGGATAGGCTTCTTAGTAATGATCGC